CAGCAGCTTCTGCAGCTGGTGTTACTTCAGTAGCAGCAACTTCTTGAGTTGCTACAGGTGTTTCTGCTGGGGTTGAAAGCTCAGATGCCTCTTCCACAGTAGTTGACGTTTCGGCCATTGGCTTATCCTCTTCTTTTTCTTTTTCTTTTTCGATGACTGGAGCAGCAGGAGCCTCTTCAGGCATTTCCTTCTCCTCTTTATCATCGTCAGAATCGGTTTTGCCTTCAGGCATTTCTTCCTTCATTTCGTCACCCTTAACACGCATTGCGGCTTCTGCAGCGCGAGCAGCAAGCTCTTGAGCTTGTGCTTCACGACGAGAAATTTCACCACGTACTGTGTCAAGCATGTCTGCCAATGAGGTCATGGCGTCTACTGTCTGCGGAGTTGGATCCTCCTTTTCAACCGTTTCGAATTCGCTGACGATAGCACTCTGTAACTCGACAAGCTTTTCAGCGTCGAGTTCAGAAAGCTGGTCTAGCATTTCTTTTATACGGTCCACTGTCCCTCCTCCGGGCCAGTCATGATGAACAAGATTTGTTAGTTCATCTCGCTAATCAGTCCAAGGCCGAGGGACTCTACGCGGTTTGCGTGGAGGCACTCTACCTGGATTGAATAATACATTATATTTTAAGTTAGGAGTCGGAGAAGTTTACTCAATTCTGAGGAAATCTCAGCTTGAGAGAAGTAATCTCCACCTGACATAAACGACTTGAGTCCTGTCGTCGCCTCATCAGCCTCGTCCTTTCCTATCTTTTCTTCCACCCTTGGGATCATATCTTCGATAAGACCTTTTAAGGCCGGAGGAAGATCACTATAACGGACCTTCTCCGTGTCGCTTCCAAACGGCAATGGGAGGTTTGCAATGGTCTCTCCCAAGGCTCGTGCCGAGGTGCGAATATTTTCTAGTGCGTCTGGGTTAAGTGCACGGGTATCAATTCTGTCAACTATCGAGATAACGTCGCCTGCGGCTCTCGCTGCCTCCATGTAGTTTCCAGCGTAATCAAGGTTTTCAGCCTCTTCGATCTTCTTGATTGTTCGGTCTAGTCCAGCGTCACCGAGGTTCTGCTTTATACGAGCTAGGACCTGGCGAAACTTACCTTTAGCATCACGCGGCTGAGTCTTGCCAGGGAGGTACTTGCCTTCTCCGACCTGCTCAATTTTTCCAAACTCAGCCGCTGATGCTTTTCCCAAGTCGTTTGACTCCTCGTTGGAAAGCTCGGCTTCCGTTGATTTTAAGTTTGTAATCATCGCGATACGGTCACGTAGATAGGCAACTTCCTCACCTAACTCCTGACTTGATAATGACTTCCACTTTTCTGGAACTAGGTCATAGCGGCCTAGAGAGCGAGCACGCTTCATTATGTGGCGTCTAACCGCTGCACGCTTACCTGGCTTTGAGCGTCCATATGCCTGGATGGAATCCTTAAGGGAGTCAACCGAGGTAATTGGATATGAGCCATCAGGAAGGGCGTAACCCTTCTTTGCAAGTTGCTGGCGTTTCTCGCGGGAGATGTAGCCAAACTCGTCATCAAACTTTTGTACTCCAAAAACTCTAGAGTACAAAGCATCTGCACGAGCGGAAAGCTCTGCAGCGTGTGCCTCCTTTAACGCTGTAAAGCGCTCACGAGCAACGTCCGCTTTTGATGAAAGTTCAGCTTGTTCTAACTGCTCCAGTTTTTGTACACGAGAGACCAAATCTGCAATTGGATCCGCCTTCATGCGTGCAAGAACACCTGCGCCAGCCGCAACAAGTGCCATAACCGCACCTGAGGCTACGCGGGCACGTGCAATAGGGAACCCTGGAACATTTACCTGGCAAACCGCTACAAGCTCAAGTTTACCGTTAATTGGACGCCAGTCACCAGAAGGTGCAGACGCGCGAACTGCGCGAACCTGCTCTGGCGTAGTTCCTGGACGTAAAGCTCCAGATACCCAAATACCAAAGGAGTCTTCTCCGGCATGAACGTCCGCGAATGCAGACGCGGTATCGTCGTAGTGACGTACCGCCTCTTGGGCAGAAGCCTCAAGTGAGGCATGTCCGCCTGCTAAAGTTAGTTGACCGACAGGAATATCTGTCCCGTCATCTGTGCGAACTACACCTGTATGGAAGTATGCGTAGTTGCTTCTTGAGCGTGGTGGTTTTGTTCCAAATGACATTCCAATGTGATCAACGTGCCACGCCGCGATATGACCAAACACACGACCTTCGTCGTCAACGGTCAATGGAGTTGGCTTGTCGAGTTGCGGATTGTCAAACCACGAACGCGGTGGTACGACTGGGATTGATCCTGCCACTAAGCCACAGGCAACAAGCGCTGAAGCTTCTACAGGATCCATCTCGTCGACATAAATGCCGTCCGGGATGATCACTGTTTCCTCCTGATTCTCGTCTTCGACGAGGTAGATTTGGCATTCTTGGAATGCCGGTTTTGGTACAATTGTCACTGCCATAACTCGCGCATGCGAGATCACAAGTTTCTCAGTTCCAATCTTACCACTGTCTTTTTCGGCCAGTTCAGGCAATTCTTGACTTGCCTCAAACTGATCGAGATCCGCAGAAACTCCACGGATAAAACCATTACGTATTAAACGCTCGGCTTCCTTACCATATTCGCCAGAGTCAAACACACCGTGCGCGTTGCCGATACCACCTTCTACGCGTTCCATGTGATCAATACGTCCAACTACAACTGATCCATTGTGCCCTTCTCCAGTTTCAATTTGCCACATCAGTGGTAAAGGCAGTTCACGAATTTCTATCGCACCTTTCTTAAAGGTACGTCCATCGCCAGTCTCGATCTCCTCTGGAATTACCAAAGGAATCTTAAACTTGGCTCCTTCTGTCATAATCTCTTCGTCAAGATGTCCTGCCGCGGTAAGAACACGGCGGCGAGCATCTGCTGCTCGAGCAGAAAGAATTGATGACTCTAAAATTTCATCTACAGAAAGAAGACCTTTCCTCTTTCCAATGTTGTTTTTACTACCTGGCCAGGTACCTGTCATCTCCTTGTGACGAAGAGCGCAGTACCCTTTAGCGCGAGGACCCATGTACTTCTTAAGGTTGCGGTAACAGCGCGTCCAATCACCTGGAGTATTCCAACGAATCTTTATAACTCCGCCTTTACCGATTGTCCAGTAGCGACGTAAGTTCTCTGCGTTTCCTCTATTACGATCTAAGCCACCAGCCGCAGTTAGGAACATTCCATTTTTACCATTCCAAAGAACTGTAATAAACTCAAAGTCCTTTACAGATGCAGTTACTGGAGTGATTCCATCAACTTGCTCGATAACTGTTTTAAGAGATGCGCCATCAAGAGGTACTACAGGAGGTGGAGTTGCAGACTTCATATCAGCGAGTATTTGCTCGTCACGCACCCACTTTTTATCCTTGCGGGTATACGTCATCGCATCAGTTGATGTAGAGCTAGCTGGGACTAGTGACACTAACTCATAGACAGCGCTAGGGTCCGTATCTGAAACGATTGCAAAAAACACAGGTTGAACGTCTGAGGTTTCAGGTGACATCTCCTTAGACTCACCTGGAGAAGCAGCGCTGGTTATAGGCTGGTAGTACATTTTGTTTGGGTAGTAGTATTCGCCGTCTGAACCTTTAACCTTCTTGTTTAAGAAACTTGCAAGAGCTGGGTGTTTATACGGATCAAGCTTAAGCTTAACTCCAGTTAACTTTTCTAGCTCTTTAAGATAAGGACTCTTTGAAACTTTTTCTATCTGATTTTTTCCAGTAATAACCTTCGGGCCAGATCCGTCCGAGCGAGACTCAAACCCTTCTGTCTTATTTGCATCAAATGCGTCCCGTTGAGATTTTACCCAGCCTGGCCAATCACCAAGTACCTTTCCCATATCTTCAGAAGTCATTGCTGGAAGAGTTCCAGGAATCTTAGCTCCAGGACGATCAATTGGAACACGAGGTTCGCCAAGAATGCCTGATGTATCAAGAGGAGTTATATCCATGGGCGCAGTTTTTTGTGCGCTAACTGAAGACTCTGGTTCTGTTGCAGTTGCAGGAACGTCTACTATATCTCCTGAATCAAGTTTTACTCTAACACTTTGCTTTTCAGGATCAATTGCTACTATGCTACCAGATCCGCGTTTGGCGTCTCCACCAACAACTACACGCGATCCTTGCTTTGAAAATCTGCCAGTTTTGTCGCGTACTTGTTTTGCAGCTTTTTCAGATCTTTCCTCAGGAGTGTAAATTCCGTCTCCTTCGGTTTTGTCTTCAGTGGCAGCGGCTACAAGTGAATCTATAAATTCTAAGTCTAGCTCGCTAGCGGCAGCTGCAAATAACTCGGCTTCCTCTTCATCAATCTCAAAGATTGAAACTGGTCTAAATGGATCTTCTTGGAAGCACGCGCTTAAAAAGAATGCAGACTCTGCGTCAATTTCAATGTGAACCTTTTCTACTGAAAGGTCTTGCTCATCGTCTAATGCCATGTCATAGCTAGTAAGGTCTTGGTTTACGTCGTCTAGTGTATTCCAAGTTCCGCCGTCCCAAACCTTAACGTCGTAGTTCTCATCGATCTTGTATAGGCGATCAATTCCAGAGCCGTCCATGCGCATACGAGCAATGAACTCAACTGCTTCTAAATTATGCTCAAATGCGCCTAAGTCCGTAGGGTATTGAGTGTTAACTGCATAATCAAATTCGTCCTCGTGGTATGAGCTTTCTGCATATCCATCTGCCCTTAATGACTTTTTGTTTTCTCTTTCGACGATGGCACGCGCCCAACGCCACGCGGTGTCGCCACCCCAGAGAGCCCACGCAATACGCCCATTTGACGGAAAACCGTCTTCTCCTGGCGAGTAGCCTTTTGCCTTCTTATCAACCTCATGACGAGGGAAATACTTCGCAATATGACGGACCTTTTCAATTCCAATTTGTCCTCCTCTTGAAAGAGTGCGGGCCGTGTTGAGACCTACTGAAGTTCCTCCGCGCTTATGCTCCTTGCGCCACTCAAGAGCTCTCTTTGCCTCCTCTTGAGCGCCTTTAGGAATTGTATATAAGCGACGAGCGCCACCGACCACACTTACGTCTAATGTAACAAGAGCGGCACTAGCTAATTCAAGTTGTGATTCAGTAATATCTAGATCTTCATCGCTCCATGTAGCAGAGGCAGTTAATGAAGATAAAACTCCTTGATTAACAACTAAGTTTTCCTCAGAGTTAATTACAACACCTTGGGTGTCATTTGAAAAAAGAACAAGAGGTCCGCTTTTTCCTACTACATTCATGCCTGCTCTTTTCCTGTCTCATCAGTGACTGGTCCGCCCGCAATCCATGCATCGCATGTGCGCGAGGCGGCACACTTAAAGTCAAGGGCCTCGCAATATCCTAATTCGCCTTGAACCACCACGTCATAGGAATCTTCAACGTTTCCGTCCCCTTGCTGTAGGCCCTGAGCAATACAGTCCTTCATCTTAGAGGTAACGATAAATGCAGCGCAGTTACCGCATCTGCTTGTTTTAGCGTCCTCGCTAGATACATTCCAACGAGTTGCCTTTTCCTTCCAAAACTCGTCATTAGGCTCCTGTGGATTTAGTGGACCATACCCTATGTTGTCAATTGCATTTTGGCGGTTTTTAAGATTTAGTTGAATATCCTGAGTTGCAGGAGGGCAGGCGTCTCCATCTGCCGCCGCAACGACTGGCTCTTCGGCTGTCTGCTTATCAAGGTATCTAACAATGTGACCATACGGGCCGTTAGGATCAATAGGCCCTAGTGCAGCAAAGACAAGCTCCAACATACCTGGAGCAGTTATCTTTTGGTCCGGATCGTCACTTGAAAGCTGGTCATACAAGTCAGGATAGTCAAAGAATACTTGGTCAATGTCATCATAGGTACCAACATCAATTTGCTGGCTGTTATCATTGTATGTAGCTTCACGAGAACGTCTTAGCTGTACCTTCTCAGAGGAGACTGCTAATTTTATATTTGACTCTTCAAATGCCTCAGAAAATCTAAAGGTGCTTAAGTTAACTGTTGCTATTGAAAGAAGGTCTTCTACCTTTAGCTTACGGTCTTTTACAACTTTTTCCATAAGCATCTTTACTCGCCTGGTTGGATTAAAAATCTCTGCATCTTTGTCTTCAAAGACGTATACAAACTTTTTATCATCTGCAACTATAGAAAAAACATGGTTGTTACTAACTAACTCATAAGCTCTAATTACTTTTACCATAGTGTCTCTCCTTAGTTCCAGTATCCTAGTCGCAAGGCATTTTCAAGTGCCTTGTACTCTTGGCTGCTCTTAGATATTAGATTATTTAATCGCGAGGATACAGCGTCTTTAAACGCGTCATAGGTTCCCCATTTTTCAATGATCTTATCCATCTCAAAACCTTTAGGTTGGTATAAAGGATTTGAAAGATTATCTGTAATATTCTTGATTTGGTGCCTATAGATCTTTAGTAAATCTCCAGTTCCGATTTTGTTTATAAGAATAGGCATGTAGTTTTGGTATGCGTCTGACCCTGCAAAACTATCAGAGTCAATTAAAAAGTCTTCAATGCGCGTTTCATCTTTTTTAATTTCACCTAAAGTATTGTCAACTGGAAACACGCGTAATTTTCCGGTAGACTTATCAAAAGCTATCATGTAATTTCCGTCGTGACGGTCTACATTGTTTGAAAGAATATCGAATATAGACATTCTTATGATGTCCTCAGGATTGTCTAATAGTTCTACAAATCTTTGATCATCCAGTAGTCTAGTTATTGTCCCGCTAGCGTCTGGTATACCATTTCTAGTGCCTGGTCCAGCGTTAACTGCTCTACTAACCAAAGGTACGTTTGACCCGGCTTCACTCATAACAACAAGATTTTGCTGATTCTTTGCAGCACGAACGTCGTGAATTCCTTGCATACCAGCGGCTCTAAAGATTATTGACGCTTCTAACTCGGTGATTCCAGCAGGAGTCTCTGAGTAGTCTGAAGAGTACTCATCGTTTTTTACGTAGAATTTTTGTCCGCTTGCAATGTGTGTAACCTGGAACATACCATATTCATCATTTACTCCAAGACCATTAAGTCTTTCCACTTCAAAACCTGCTTCTGCTATTTTTGAAGTGTCTCCGCTGGCTGCGGCACTAAAATCATCAACAGTAAACTCTGACAACACATTTGCAGAGTTAAACGGATCTGAATGTCCATGATCTGCACGATACTCGTTTGAAAGACCGTCACGTAGACGAAATACATCATCAAGTGAAAGACTTCTATTCTTGTTTAGCATCTGTCTAGACACATAGTCGTTTAAGGCATTTTTAGCATCTACAGAAAGAACCGCTAGTGACCTGTTATTTCGCAGTGCATCTTTGATTTGACTGTAGTACGGAGAAATTACTCCATCGTTTCTAAACTCGTCTGACTCTATAACAGAAAGACCCTGAGATGAAACGCTAGGCATATTTTGCTTTGACAAAACGCGTTTACGTGCATTTTTTATTTGGTTGTAGTTTATAGCTTGTATCTGTTCGCGCGCCTTGGGATTAAGATGCTTTACCCCTGACCAGCCAGTGTCCATCATTACAGTTTTACCAAGCCATTTTCCTTTTTCAGGATCCTTTTCTGGGTCCCACCCGACAAGAGCAAACTCTAGAGGTGTTGGCAGGATAGAAAGATTGTAGCTACCATCATTAAGTTTAGCTCTATCCATGCGATACTTAAGTACATCTAACTGTACATTTTCTAAGTCTGTTCTTGCTTGGCGACGCAGTTTTTGCATAATATTTACCACGTCCGTAGAGTTAGTCCAATTGTACCCTGTAAGTGCCCAAACAAATCCACCTTGATATTCTCCACCACCAGCAGCACCAACATATACTTTTTCTATTCCATTTGCAGCATACCAGTTTTCTACCCAGCGATTATATGCAGATCCAAATCCTTTTTGCTTTAATTCCTTGTTGTATAGAGCCATAAATTCTGCATAACCTGACTTAGAAACTTCAATAACGTTACCGTCTCTGTCAAGTTTACGTTTTATTTTTATAGATCTTTTAGCTCTACCTATAGGTCTTCCATTAACATCACGTATGTCAAGAGAAATACCAAAAGCTACACTTGCCTTTCCATTATCCATATCTTGTTTACTTGGATTATTGTATGAATTTTCTAAATCAACATCAATACTAACGTCTCTTACTTTAAGAGTATAAAAGTCGCCCCCGAAAGATATGCCAGAGCGATCACCATAAGCATCACCAATAAGTCTTTTAATTTCATCTTTTATTTCGTTTACTTCTCTAGCCGAGCCGTCTTGATCTGCGAGAGAATACTTATAAGCTAGTTGTTCTAATACATCAAGACTAACTCTGTCTTTTCCAGCCTTTGCAACTTCTGCGTCACGATCTTTCCATTCCGAGAAGTTTGACTGCACTGAATCTTCTCTTGTTTTTCCTTCTAAAAAGTCCGGACGAGCACTTTCATCGTTGACTCCTATAGTGTCACCTGAACGCGCAATTCTTGGAGCTGGAAGAAGTGGTCTGTCAAGACGTTGTTGTACATCAGTGGATGGCAACATTTCTTCTCGAGTAACAACAGCTGAAGCTCCGCCTGAATCAGTTGATATTGCGCGAACTTTACTTGCTGATCTTACCTGAGTTGTTCCATCATCAAACTTTATGCGCAGGTACTCTGGATTATTTTGTATTGCAGTGACAGTTCCAAGCTTTCCGTCCTTGATGGCTTGAACGCGCGCTCCCTTACCAACCACTGCTCCGCCACGAACAATCGTTGTGTTATTAGGTGAATATCCCGCTTCTTCTGGTCCTGGATACTGATACTGTGGTGTTACAGGCGCTGGCTCAGAAGTCTCTGTTTCATCCTCTTCTGGCTCAGAAGACGTGTCATATATGCTAGCCCGTTCTTGAGGAGTAAGATCTCTCCAGCCAGCTTGGCCAGCTCCTCTCGGGTCTGAAAACCATTCAGGCGAAACTGTAACTTGTGTAATTGAACCATTGCGTGCAACATAAAGATCTTCCCATGGATCTACGTATGCGAGTGACCCGTCGGAAGGCAGGTACGAAATCACGTTAACTCCGCTTGGAAATAAGTCATCGTCAACATCATAAAAATCTTTAATTGCGTCAACGTTTTCATTAAACATATTTGCCACTCGTGCTGGCTCTGGTGTTTGAGCTGGCTCGGGCGCTTCTTCAAAATCATTTGATTCGCTAAGGATACGCTCAATTACAGCGTTTGTGTTTACATTTAGACGTTGAAGAGCATCACGAACAGCTTCTACTCGAACTTCATAAAGTCCTTCGTTAGAAGGAGCGTCTGGGTTAAAGTTAAGTAGTGCAGATCCAGATCCGTTAACTATTGCCTTTTCAAATTGTTCCAAAAGGTCTGCCTCTTCAAACTTGGTTGCTATATATCTTGGATTATCTGAATATCCATTCTCGTCCGGTTCTTCAGTCAACGGACTATATGGATTAGTGTCAATGTCATAGTAGTCAGGGTTCTTTTCAGTATCAACTGGTATGTTATAAATTAGCTCGCCTTGAGGAGTGTTATCACGCTGTTCATCAGAAGCGTTGGCCGCTTTTTCCTCAATTTCTTTAGGAGTAGAAGCTTCCTTAATTTGAGAAATTTCTTCAAATATGTCGTCAATTAGTGCTTCTTCGTCTGGGTCTGGTGTTCCACCTGCTGCTTCATGCAACTTATTTAGGTTGTTGCGATTTCCATTAACTGCATCATAAGCATTTGCAATAACACGATTAGGATCTCCACCTGCTAAGAATATCGCGTTATATAAAGCTTCGGCTGGAACAAATTCATCACCTTTATTAAACTCTAGCTGTCCTGCCCCGCTACCATTTGCTCTGCCCGCCGCAGGGGCAGGAGAATTGACAACATCATCAGTTTCCTCAAGATCTAACAACTCGTCGTCGTCACCAATGCTTGACTCGATGATTTCATTAAAAATTGCATCGTCTTTATCACCAATTAAAGCTTGAGTAAGCGCAACGCTTAGTTGTGGAAGTGTGTACTTGACCGCTAAGCGCTCTGGATCGTCTGTAAAGTCTGTTGATTCTTCATCCACGCGACCATCTGGCTCAAAATCGATAGTGCGTAGTTGAAACGCTCCATTAGGGACGTCAAAGTCTTTGAAAAGTGAAGGAGTATTAGGTGGTGCACTTAAGTCTGGTGTAGGTACGTCAGTAGCGTCTTTACTTTTTTTGTTTGCCTCATTTAATTTAGTTACAATTCTTTTAGCAACTGCTACTGGATCTTCAGCAAAAGGATGCGGAGGAGAAGGACGCTCTATGATAGTGTTTCTGTCACCGCCGTCTGCTCCCCTCCAAATTTCACTTCGTTCTAGATTTGGAAGTTCTAGATTAGAGGTATCACCAATTAGATAAAGACCAGCTATGTTTCCTTCTACTGCAGCGCGCTCTCTAAGACGAATTCTGCCATCGCGCATACGTCCGCCAAGTTGGCCAGGACCAGTCTTTATTTCATAGCGAATATCAGTTCCTTCAATGATGCCTTCCATTGGCAGATTTTCTGGAATTACAGCTTTGGACTTTCCGTCTTTAGCTTTAACACTTTCCTTAAACTTGTCATAGTCAGGCGAGTCCTTCTCAGCAAGAGATTGTGCCTCTGCCCATGATTCAACATCTCCAACCTTGTTGCCAGTATTTCCGTCCTTATCAAGACGATGAAGTGCAAAGCCAGACTCGTTTGGAATTAGCTTATAGTCATCGTCAGAGATAAATGATCCATCGTCCTGTTTTATCCATCCTGTAGGTGCATCAACCTTTGTCTTAAGTAAGTCGTTAAGAGTTGGAATGTCTTTAGAAGTTGCTTCCTTTGCAGTTGGCTTACGGGTTGATGGCTCTCTACTTATCTTTTCTCTCTTCAAAGTTTCTTTTGGTATACGCGCCTTAACTGGAGTGGCATTAGCACTTTCAATCGAGTAAATTCCGTCTGGTATTGTGTTATCTCCGCGAACTTCAATATAGCCTGCATTAACTATTTCCTTGCCTTCAAATAAAGAGTATCCGCTATCTGCGTTTACACCAACAAAATTTCCTGCCGCGCTTCCAATATCTCCATTAGGAAGTTTGAATCTAAAATTAAGTCCTCCGCCCATTTCAACCCAACGTCCATAGCGGTCACGCCACTGCAAAGCAACACGCGCGCGACGGGCCGCACTTGAATTTCCACTTGAAAAACCAAATGCAGCTACTAAAGTTTTAATTGGACTATCGTCGATCTTAAAGAATGAAGAAACCGCTCCTGCTAATGTAACACGTAAGCGAGTAAATGCGTGGCGACGTTGGATTGATCCTGGCTCGAGAGAGTGAGCAGCTGCAATTAAAGGACGAACTGAGTTATCAATAGACGGATCTGACGAAAGCCATTGAGCGTATCTTTCTCGAGCAATATCACTTGATGCAGTTACATTTAATAAGGACCTAGGGTGGCCAATAGGTAATAGGTCAATGTTAGATGAATACTCATATGCCTTAAACGTATCTTGATGTGCTGTAATAAACTTTGCAACCTCACGAAGTACGCCAAGCTCACGCGACTCGTTTGATAACGATGAAAGGCTGGCGTTTGCGCGATTCATAACTGTAAGCGCATTGCGAGGAATAACTCGACGCTCAATAGGAGTGTTTTTGTTTGCCTCTGCTACAAGAGATAAAACCTTTTTACGAAGAGATAAAGGTTTATAGCCCTTTGGGTAGATTGCCTTACGATCTACCATCTTGCTTACTAGTTCTTCAAACACTAGCTATATTTTTTCTTTGGAAGTAGATCTGCATCTTGCGAGTCATAAAGATCTGTTGCAAGTTCATATGCTCTATTAAACGGAACGTCTCCATCACGAACACCGCGTAGCCATGCACCGCGCAACGCAGGAATTATCTCGTAACCAAGACCGGAGTACTCTGCCATCGAGTAAATTGCATGCTCTGGAGAACCGTATTCATCAAGTGACTTTAATGCAACCTGCATAAGCTCATGCTGCATCATCGAGGCCTCTGCCTTTGACGAGCGCGGATGCGCCTTTGGCAAAAGATCATTGTCCTGCTTGTAATTTGGATTTGCAGGAGACCCTGAGCGTAACAGTTTTAGAAACGCGTTAACGCGAGCCATGGCCCACTGGTCACGAGTCTTACCTGGTCTATGGCTAGATGAAAATGCGCCTGAACCTCTGCGATACACTGCCTTTAACATTGGTAACGTTGCCTTACGCCCTGGCCTTGCGTTCTTGTTGTGCTCTACTACCTTTTTACGAAGTGAATTTTCTGTTTTTTGTGAGAATACGATTTTCTTTCCGCCTGAGGCTGATCCCTTTGGATTTTTCCTTGAGCCGTAGATGCGATCCTTCTTTGGAGCTTTGCGTGACGCGGCAAACTCTTGAGCTGCAGCTGAGTCCTTAGGAACACAGTTAGGAACCATTCTGCCATTTTTCTTTTTCATTCCGACTTGAACGTATCCGTCCCAGCAAGGACCTGCGGCTGCAGTTACAACACCATCTGGGATAAGCGCAAAGCGGCAGTACCCTTCTGGCTCTACCTGTGCTTCAATAATCTTGCACTCGCTACCGCCAACATATAAAATGCAGTTGGCACACTTAACACCAATATCCTTAATATCATTTTTCTCCGCAGGTTCATATCCTGCCCAAACACCGGTGTCATCAGAGTTAAACTTTCCATACTTTTCAGTAATTTCAATAAGCGCGTCGGCAAGATCTTGCTCCTCAGGGACAACAATTCCTGCAGCTAAGAGAGCGTCCTCCTGCTCGATTTGAAATGTCTCATACATCTCATCGTGAGCGTGATCGTCGTAGTCTTCGCTATACATGTTTATCGACTTCATACGCATTGGACACATGCATGTAATTGGACAAGGGCACTGACCTGATGGACAATTTTCACATGAGCAGCCATTTTCGTCACAGAAGTCACACTCATCTGCAACCATTTGTTCATCCATATCAGATGAATCTTCATTTATCTTCGAGTATAGGTCTGCCATACGTAGCAAAAGCTCAGCTGCTTCTTGCTTGGTGTTATCATTCATTTGGAGGTACCTCATTTGGGGGAGTTACTTGCTCTGGTGTTGCTGGTGGTTGTTGTGCGGCCTGCTCTAAGATTTGCTCAATCTCTGGTGGAACTGGCGCTACGGACTGTGCCTGTTGAACCTCGCGAAGCTTATTCATAAGCTCAGGCGATATTGCACCAATCATCTGCTCTGTAAGCTCTGGTGATATTGAACCCTTATCTATCAAAAGACGAAGTGCTAGTTCCTTTGACTCTGGAGCATCGGAGCTTGAAAAACCGTGAGCGCGTCTCCAGGCATCAAATGAAACTGCCATGCGATCAAATCCAGAGTCTGCGTCTGCAGCTCTGTCATTACGTGTTGCAACCTGTGATGGGTCATACCAGAGACAGACGCGCTTAACGTCTTCCTCTCTAAAACCTGCAGAGATGAGCGCTGGACGAAGATACATAACTGTCAACGCGTCAACAATGATAAGCATCAACGGCTCAATGTGCGCCTTGTAAAGCGCCTCGTCAATTTGTAGCGCGTTCGAGTATTTAACGTTGGCTAAACCTGTGACAACATCCTTTGGCACGTCTAAACCTTGAAGGATACGCTCTAACACGCGGTCAGCGCGTTGTGCAAGTGATGGGTCAAATGATCTTTCAAACTTGAATTGCTTAATTCTGTCACCAAGCTCCGCAGGTCCGCGAATAATAAGTGGAACGACTGCTGAGGCCGAGTCCTCGTCGCGAATCGGAGTTGTCATCGCGTCAATGAGTTGATCTTCGAACTCGTCGGCTGCCTCCTCGGCAGTCATGCCAGGACTTAACTCGTTCTCGTCATCGTAAGGATAATCAGGGTCTGGACTTGCTGCAACTGAAAGTCCATCTGGTAAATAAAGAGCTCCAGCGTTGAGTCGTGAGCGCGCGGTTGCTCTAAAGGTACGATTTAGAAGTAGAAGCTCTGCGCAAAGATCAAGTAGACCGCGCATGCTCGAATCTGCTTCCTCGGAGTAACGTGGATGTGCTCTCCAAATGCGTCCAACAAAACTTGTATTTGGAAGCTTTAATGCGGCAGCTGCATTTTTGCCGCCTGACGTAACAACGTCACGACGTGGAATTATTAGATATTGGTTACGTGCATCAACTTGAAGCTCGTCTGTTGAGCGAATATCCCAGCTTTCAGGAACGCCCGTTCCTTTACGCGCAGGGAATTGCACAAGATAGCACTCACCTGAAACCGATAGGTTTAGGGCTGCATCTCGTAATAGTCCAGCCTGTCCGCCGTATGCAGAGTCTAATCGCGCTAACGCACGCTCTGCAGCAGCAGCTAATCTCTGGTCAACAACATCACTGTTGTTAACAGGGACAGGCGACTCCGCGGGATTATCAACCGCGGCTGCATAAAGACGAATACGTGAAACAACTGATGCAACAAGATTAAATGCATACTTAACTTCGCCAATGGCATCATAGTACTCCCAGGCTTCACTCTGCCAATCAGAGGAGCCGCCAGTTCTACGTTGCTTAAATCTTTCAACCTCGCCCTTATCATTTATGGCGATTTGTACTGCCGCTGCAGTTATAGGTCGCGGAGCAGAATACGGTAGTGATTGCGCATATGAGATATCTGAAATGACAACGGGAGTTGTTACATTACGTTGTGGTTTTTGATTACGAGGAGGAAATTCCTCGCGACGAAAAATTGCCACTTAAACTCCTGTCATTAAGATAACGGAACGCATTAACATTACCTGTCAAGTCGTGCGGTTATTAAGCCTGCTATCGCAGACAGGGCAAATATACACCCAATTAGGAATACCGTACTTGGAAAAAACACATAAAGAAACATGGTTGGAAGCGCGATCCAAAGGGACATGCACCACTCACAGGTAAACAGGTATCCGATTGAACTCGTGTGTGAGGGCTTCTTACTAAATACCCAGTCACGCACGGGCTCAAATATTGTGTCAATTATTACCAGGCGCGTTAGGCGATAAACCATAAGCGCAAGTACAACGAAGTGAAGGGCTGATATGTTTTCTATCTCGTATAGGTTCATGAGGTTGGGTCCTTTACTGAGTCCATTGTTTTATAAGGGCTAAATGACCGTAGGCGACTGCCACAGGTACATCCTTGCACGTGCTTAAATACAACTATCTTCCCAGATACGGTAAGTGCCTGGGAGTCAAGCTTTTTATCTCCGGACCAGTTTAGATCCGCGAGTCGTTCTGAGAATATAAGGCGAGGTCCTCCTGAGGCATCTGCCGCAACAACTAAGACCATGCTTGAATCATCCTGCATAACTATCGTTCTTACCCTCTCAAGATAGCGGCCTCCGCTTGGAACCTTACTTGAGGTTGTTGCTTCCTTAAAGTCCTCCACTACGTTTGCGGGGATTGCAACTATCGTAGATGGAAAGAAGTCATGGATAATCTTCATACTGTGAGCGCCCGATCTACTCTACGTTTCATTGCTCGATAGGTAACGCCTGAGACGCGGGCAAGCTCTGAGACCGTAACTCCCTTTAGATATAGGTTCTTGGCAAGACTTGAAAGTTCATGGTTGGCATTAAATGAGGCAGAGGCTGGTGACGTGCGAGAACGATAACGTCGTGCCAGCGGTGATAATCTTGCGATGCGTAACTGCTCATCAATGGGGATTCCTGGACTCTTAGGACGAACTCTTCTTAGGCGCGGTGACTTTATGGGAGGGCGAGGAACTGGTGAGATGGACGTTTGCTCCTTGACCTTACGAACTGTCCAGGCGCGAATCGTTGAGCGCGTCTTTACGGGAGTAAAGGCATTTGCAATTGATTGATATGACCAGCCAACCGTGACAAGCTCCTGAACTCTAAAGCACAGGGCATCCTTTGTAAGTGTAACGAGCAGATCTCTCTCGCTCTTAGGCAGTAGCGGTGCGGCCATGGAGTTACCTTAACACGCGCTCGTCAAAGCGTGTACAAACTGCTCGGTGTTTTGTACTTTATCGTACACGAAATCCACCTTTTCCTCCGCGGAAGGAAGGAAGCTTTCTTGAGGCAAGAGATTTTGCAGTTATATGTCCGCCAATGAATCCTGCAGGAGGCTTAATGAGAAGCGCGGTTAATGCGTGAACAAGTGCGTCAACTCGGTCGGGAGATCTTGATGTTTCACCAGGAATCCAACTTGTCATCTGACTTTCAAGCTCGGGAAGATAATTTATGTGATGAACACGATTTTGCTCATAGGCAAGAGTCACGGGCTCCGCGCGTAATGCCTTGCCATACTTTGAGTGAACCTCTAATACCTTTACGTTTGGGTCAATCGTATTTATTGCATTGCGAACTAGCGCGCCACCTTGATTTACTTCTGCAACAACGGGGCAACCCCACTTGCGTGCCATTTGCACAACCTTGTTTGCCCAAACGTCAGGAGATCCGTGAACTGTCGCGTCCTCAAGGATCCAGGAGTTACGCTTATATAAATCGCGCTCGCCTGTTGATGCACAAACAACAATTCCGCACTCATCGCGCGGATTCTCTGCAACCGATGGGTCAACGCCAATTACACGTAGTGGAGCTCCAATTGGAAGTTGCGTTTCACGACCGCGATCTATAAGTTCAATTGTCCAAAGAGCTCCTTCAATATCTGAAAGCATCTCGCCGTAGAGTTCTTGTTGTGCAAGACGCGTTCCTTCATATACACCCATAATTGCACTTATATATGACTCAGATAGGTTTCCACGGTTATCCATGGTTGAGCCTTTGGTAACTATTACCTTGTCTGGCTGCTTCTTACTTTCATTTATAAGTTGATAAAGAAGTGGAACGCGCTTAGGTGTCGTCGTAACTACGATCTTTGGCTTTAACCCAAGACGAGTACCAACGCGTAAGTTGTCAAACGCAGTCATGCCCGCCGCGTCAGGAGTTTGACGCCAGGCGGCAACCTCATCACCCCAGGAATGCGTGAATTGAGGACCGCGAAGTGAGTCAGGCTCATCTGCTGTAAAGAGCGTTGCGGTGTTTCCATTAGGCCAAGTAAGACGACGCTTTGAAGGCTCATAGTGCGGGCGCTCGCTTGGTGGCGTGATATTTATGATTCCTGATTCGCCCTCTACGATAACGTCACGAACGTCTGCGGCGGTACGCGCAACGAGCGCAAAGCGAAGTTGTCCTTTATTCGTATACCTTGCCTGCTCTCTTACCCACTCCGCGGCAAGGCGCGTCTTACCAAAACCGCGACCTGCAAGTACAAGCCAGATGTTCCAGTCATCACCTACGGGAGCTTGCTGCTCAGGGCGACCCCAGAAACTCCAGTCCCAAGGAAGGATCTCTTGATCAAGTCCACTTAGTATCGCATCACGTTCCTCCTCGGAAAGTATTGCGATTTGCTCGGCGATGCTTTTGCCCATGTACAAATAGTACAATAAGATGCGCTCGTTGATTTGTGTACAAAAGCGCAGATGCAGTACCTTAAGGTTAAGTGCCTTGGACGTGAGAAAGCGTCCTGCATTACGGGAGCGCTTTCCTAAAATGTCTCCAACATTTTTTACAATTCTTCATATTTTTCTGTTTTTTGTAATGAGCATAAGGCATTGCCTCTATAAAAAATTATTTTGTAGATTGTTGCAAAGGTATGGCTGCTTGCTTATTAGTTGTTTGTCTTAGAAATACTTCAGGCTAGCACCTTTGTAAGATGCTAGCCTGTGACTAGTAGATGTGTGTTAGTTCAAGTTAATCTCTACGTTGTTGTCACCTTCAAATAACTTAGTGAAGGTGTCAGCGTCAACGTTGCCAGTTGCATTAAGACCTTTGTCCTTTTGGAACTTGGTTATTGCAGCTTTGGTAAGATCACCTAGCCAGCCATCACGATCTGCGTATGCTTCGTTGTAGCCAAGCTCAACGAGGCGACGTTGTACGTGATGAACGGTTAAGCTCTTACGTGCAAACTTGTTCTTATAGACACAGTTTGCGAGGAACACGTCGTCCTTATCGCCACCACTCACAGCAGTGCGCGTTGACGCCTTTGTCTTAGATGGTTTAGGTGCAGGTACAGGTTCTACCGCAACCGCAGGCTCTGGCTCAACTACAGCTACAGGCTCTGGTTCAGGTAGTAACTCTGGCTCTGGTTCAATTACAGGAGCAGGAGCTGGTTCAGGCTCTACCGCAAGGATAGGAGCTGGCTCAGTCTCGACTGGCTCGATAGGTAGGATGTTGTCTTCGCTCATGGTTGTATAGTATCCTTACCGCAAGGTTACGACTTAGGAAATAGCGGTAGCCACTTGGTTATTGAAGGCTCAGCCGCAGTGCCATCGTAGGCGTTAGGTCCTAGTCCCCATGATCCCCAGTCGACTCCACCCTTTGTCATGTGGAATGCGATCTTTGCATTTGTGATGGGGTCAAACAGATCTGTGTTAGCCGCAAGGCCAAACTTCTCACGACGATCTGGTCCTAGGTTTCCAAACATGTTGATTTGGAATACACCGTATGAGTTATCACCGGTGTTAACGTTGTCATTGTGCGCTATGGGTCTTCCGTTACTCTCCCGCATAGCTACGGCCCAAGCCAACTTGAGGCCCTGGCCTTTGAAGCCTACCGCACGAAGAACGTCTATAAGATCGTCCTGTGCAAGCTTCCTAACTCCCTTGAATTTCTCAAGAGGGTTATTCTCTACGTATGCTATAAGCTCGTGCTTATGAGCTGGTACTGGTCTTTGTATGTAGGTAACTGCCGCATTGGACGAGTATGTCGTCACCGCGAAGATACCGATTGTTAGTGCCGTTATATAGGCTACGGACGTCATTGCTATTCCACGTAATGTCAGATGTTGCAACGCTAGTTCGCCTCCTTCTTAGGTTAGGGATGGGACAACCCAATGCAGCCACCGCACTGAGCTTCTTGCTACCCTGCAGCTTCTCAGACCAAGGTCTGTCCTCTACCACTTGCACAGGGTTGGAGATAAGAAAGGACGTAAATGAAATGAGCGTGCCTCCGTCTCTCCGTATGTTTACTGGAATACTATAACACAGGCTGGGGAAGAACTTAGCCGTGTAATGAACTATTTCTTTTTCTTTTTCTTTTTCTTTTCATTTTCCCGCATTTCATCTTCTATCTTAAGAAGAAACGGGGCTATCATGTCTGTGACGGGGGTTCCGTCCTGCATTGCCCTAGCCTCGTGCCTTTTTAGCCTACGAAAGCCTTTTTGTGCAGCGGTAATAAGAGGGCTGTCGTGTATTAGTCCGTATAGTGGCACTATGACCACCTCCTCTCGTTCTGATGGGTTAATTATATCATCAGAAGGGGGGTCTTGTAAACCCCCCTCGAGAGGAGGCTGGTACCAACTCATAGGTAGACCTACCTTAGCCCCTTTGGGACAGGCAGGCCATTGCGACCGAGGTTAACCCTAGGGCTAGGACCAACGTGCCTTTAGAAGGGTCCAGAAGGGCAGTAAGAACCGCCAGAATAGAGCTGGCGGCTGATACCACGGCTGGCCACACGATATTGCGCAACACGGGGTCTAGACCTTACTTGCTCTTTCGGGTCTTACCCTTAAGGCGATCTGAGGTGTTACGGATTGGGGTGCCTGAGTCTGAGATGAGCTTACGAGCCTTGCCGTATGTAATGCCAAGCTCCTGGGCTACCTCAACTACGGACTTGCCAGCTGTATAAAGTGCAGCTGCCTGTTGCGATGACGCTATTGTCATTTGCTTTCCTTTTCTCGTTCTCGTTTTTTCCTGTTTATTTTTATTACCTTCGAGTGATAGTAATAAGACTCGCGACCGATCGATCAGATCGCGTGCCTCGTTGAGCAGACTACTGCTCAAGATTTATTTTTCTTTTCTGGTTTTGGAGGAACCTTCCCATGCTTGTTGCATAGCATCTTTCCTCCCCATGCGCTACGAGGTTTGACATTTAGATCACAGTCAGTTCCATATCCTGCCGCATAGCAACGAACTCTGTCCTTGACAAGAATCGAATTGTTAATGGCAGCAATTGCGCGTTTGACAACTGAGTTGTTAATGGCAAATCCATTAGCCTTATGACAGGTCCAACACAGGTATTCATTTTTTCGATGTGCTGGATCTCTAAGTGCGTTGGGCGCACCGCAGTTGTCACAGTGTTGAATGTTCTCTCGAGTAAATACAATGTTGCGATAATCTGATGCGCAAATCAACTTGTCATCAAGTTCATAGACGAGTACGTTTGTGTCACCGCACAAGGAACAGGTGTCATAGACGTAAATCTGTTCTCGTTGAACAGTACCTCTTGTCATTGATCCTCCGTAATCGTCCTTAGGAAAACTATAATCCTTTTATCTGAACTTGTAAACTATTCCTTAGGGTGAACTACTCCAAGCAAGGGAGTTGCCGCAGCCTTGACAAATTGCTTTTCAGCCATGTGGTCATAGGTAGATGCGATTAGTATTGAAGGAAGACAGAAGGCAATGAGGCCAGTGATTGCTGCAAAGAAATGAGTCCAGGTTCCTCCAATTGAAAGTGCAATCATTGAGATTGCCCATATTCCGGAGAGTACCTTTAGTGAGAAGGAGATGCGACGGTATTGAAAACCGCGTCTGCGAATTTCTTTTACTGATTGCATGGAGAAGTCCTTTCTGGTAGGTTGGTAACTATTATAACAGGAATATCCTTAGAACCCGAACTTCTTGCGACATTCAGGCCCCAACTGAAGGCTACGGCTGGTTGG